ATTAACAGCAAAATTGAATTTATCCTGACACCAGATGAAACGGCATCACTTGATGTAGGCCTTTGGTATCTCGTAAGAACTGCAACACTGCCCAACTGGACAGTAGATGCGGTTAAGCGGGTGCAGATCACTAAGGGTTGGGCGTGATGGCTGGAAGACCTACCAAAATGACCCCGGCAACAGTACGGAAATTGGAAGAAGCTTTCGCCTATGGTTGTACCGATGCAGAGGCATGTGCTTATGCCGATATAGCTAAGACAACACTGTATGAGTATTGCGAAAAGCACCCCGCATTTACGGACCGAAAAGAAACCCTAAAAAACATGCCTACATTCAAGGCAAAGCGAATCATTTATAACGCACTGGATGAGGCTGATTTAAACACCGCTCACAGGGTGGTTGATCGCAAAGAGGGCACTAAGGTTAAGCAGGAAATATCAGGCGAAGGCGGCGGCCCAATCAAAGGCGAGTGGACAATTAAAGTTGTTGGCTAATGCCGGAAATGCAAATACCCCGGAAGCTGCTTCCCTTCATTCATAAGAAGAAGTGCTTCAAGATAGCGATCGGCGGCCGTGGTAGCGGTAAGTCAATGACCTTTGCCGATATCTGCCTGATGGATGCTCAGACGCAGGGAATAAAAACAGCCTGCTTCCGTGAGTTTCAAAACTCAATTGATGACTCTGTTTATTCATTGCTTGAAAGTGAGATTGAACGGCTAGAACTGGAAGGCTTTGAAGTTCAGCAAAACAGAATACTTTACAGCGGACAGGATGCATTCAAGTTCAGAGGTTTAGCGAGGAACCCTGAAGGCATTAAGTCCATGCATGGCTTTAAACGCTTCTGGGTAGAAGAAGCTCAGACAATGTCAGTAAAGTCTCTCAGGGCATTAACCCCAACACTGCGGGAAGATGAGTCCGAGATATGGATGAGTGGCAACCCTAAAAGCTCAGCAGACCCATTCAGTCAACGATTCATTAAGCCGTATGAAAAAGAACTGATTAAAAACGGCTACTACGAAGATGACATGCATCTAATCGTGGTGATGAATTATTACGACAATCCATTTTTCCCTGACGTGCTAGAGCAAGAGCGCGCACATGATAACGCCACACTATCAACGGCTGAGTACCTCCATATATGGGAGGGTCAATTCAACGATGAGGTGCAAGGATCAATCATTCAGGTGGATTGGTTCAATGCAGCTATAGATGCGCACATCAATCTTGGCTTTAAACCAAGAGGCGCACTGATAGCAGCTCACGATCCAAGTGATGAAGGCGGAGACAGTAAGGGTTATGCATTACGTCATGGTTCAGTGTTCACAGAGATATCAGAGAACGAAACCGGCGATGTAAACGAGGGCTGTGATTGGGCTACCGATAAAGCCATTACAGAGCAGGTTGACCACTTTGTATGGGATTGTGACGGATTGGGCGTAACGCTCAAGCGCCAGGTTAATCAGAGCTTAAAAGGTAAGAAGGTTGAGCCAGTTATGTTTAAAGGCTCTGAGTCAGTCGATAGGCCTGATTCTATATACCAGCCGATTGAAGGCGAAGAACGCCACAAAGCCAAAACCAACAAACAGACATTCAAGAATAAACGCGCTCAGTACTACTGGCGATTACGTGACAGGTTTTATAACACCTATCGCGCTGTTGTTCATGGCGTGTACATCGACCCGGATGAGCTGATTAGCCTATCCAGTGAGATCAAAGATTTAGACGTAATACGCTCAGAGATTTGCAGGATCCCACAAAAGCCCAACGGTAACGGAGTCATTCAAATCATGAGCAAAATCGAAATGGCTAAGCTGGAGATCCCGTCACCCAACATGGCCGACAGCATGATGATGACCATGATTGAACCTGTCATTAACAAGAAACCCAAAACACCAATCACCATCCCTAACCTGAAGAGATTCTAAGTGGAAGAAGAATTAGAAATGCTCGACCGCTACAAGCGGGACATTGCTAAAGACGCTGATATTCTCTCAGAGCAGCGTGATAAAGCAAATGAGGATATGCGCTTTGTTAACGTTGATGGTGGGCAGTGGGAAAACTTTCTTGAAGATAAATACGAAGGTCGTGCAAAGCTAGAATTTGACCTGGTATCTAACTATAAAAACCGTTTCGTTGGCGAGTGGAATCAAAACCGCGTTGGTGTTGAGTATAAACCTGACGATGACAAGACAACTGATGATGATGCTGACCTTTTAAACGGCATCTATCGTGCAGATTTTCGTGATAACTCCGGACGTGCAGCTATTGATAACGCTGTTGATGAGTGTGCTACCTGTGGCTTTGGTGCGTTTGGTCTGTCCACTGAGTTTGTAGATGACGAAGACCCCGAGAACGAACAGCAACGCATTGTATGGCGGCCAATCCATAACGCTTACAACAGCGTGTTCTTTGATCAATCCGCAAAGCGTTCAGACAAGCTAGATGCGCGTTGGGTCACAGAGCTAACCGCTTACACCAAAGACTCGTTTGAGGAAGCGTTTCCAGAGGTTGATCCCGTATCAGCCACTAGATAGAGCCTGGAATAACTACAACGGCAGCACAGCAGAGGTTTATGTTGCCACGCGCTATGAGGTTGAGACTCGCAAGGAAACAGTATTTGTTTATAACAACCTGGCATCTGGCGAAGTTGAGATTTACAGCAAAGAAGATCACGAGTTAATCAAGGACGAACTGGCAAAGAGTGAAGCGCATAAGTTCGTCCGTGAACGTAAGTTCAGCCGTAAACGGGTAATGATGAGCCGCTTTACTGGTAAGGAGTTTATCGAAGAGCCCAGAGAGATTGCAGGCAAGTATCTGCCTATTATCCCGATGTATGCGTTTCGTGCTTACGTGGATGGCGTGGAGTACTACTTCGGCCTGGTTCGTAAGCTTAAGGATGCTGGGCGCGCTTGGAACGTACAAATATCACAACTGATTGAGAATGCAGCATCAGCCGGTCAAGAAGTGCCTATCTTCCTGCGTGAACAGATGGAAGCGACTGACGTTCAGCAGCAATGGGCAGACAAGAACAACAAGCCGTATCTGGTAGTTGATCCAGCAACCGATAACGATGGCAATAATATCGCTATGGGTCCAATCGGTTATAACAAGCCCGCCATGCTCGACCAAAGCACAGCGGCTCTCATGGATATTATCCCTAACTTCATTCGTGAGGTTACGGGCGGCGCGCCACAGGAAACATTAGATCCTGCCACATCAGGCAAGGCCATCAACGCCATGCTCAAGCGCGAGAACCTGAACACGCAGCCAGTTAATGAACACATCACCGAATCTATAACAGCCAGCGGCAACGTCTATCAGGCGATTGCTGGAGACATATACAACTCACGCCAAATCATCAGAACACTGGGTGAGGACGGCACAGAGGGCAAGGAAACACTGCTCAAAGTGGTGGCTGATGAAAAGACCGGCAAATTGATTCAAGCCAACACCATCAGCGGCAAGAAATTCAGAGCTTATCCAGACGTTGGGCCGCAATACTCTTCTATGCGTGAGCAGACCGTTGAAGACCTCAAAGGCATGGCTGAAATGCTCGGCAATACACAGGCTGGCGCTGAATACATGTCCGCCATTATCTCCACCATTCTGGACAACATTACCGGCGTTGGTTTGGGTCCATTAAAAGACCTCAACCGCAGACAAATGATGCTGCAAGGCTTAGTGGAACCTGAGTCTGACGAGGATAAAGAATGGTACGAGCAGCAAATGCAGCCAAAAGAAGATCCACAGCAAGCCTTAGTGCAGGCAGCGGCAGCGCAGCAGTTAGCTGAAGCCGAAAACCTTAAGGCAGCGACCGTACAGAAAATTGCAGACGCCAAGAAAACTGAGGCGGAAACAGAAGAGATATACGCCGATATGGGCGTGAAACAGTTCGATTCACTACTGAAGGCCAGAGAGCAAATCTTAGGCCGTCGGCAAGCATAACTCACTGCGAGTATAAGCAGGCGGGCATTCGCCCACACACTCTAAAACCATTACAGAGGTAAAACCATGGGTACTGAAGCGGAACAAGACCTAGAACCGATCACGTCTGAAGAAAATGAAATTGAAGAGGTAGAGACAGAAGAGGTCGAAACCGATGAGATTGAATCAGGCGAGGAAGGTGACGAGGAAATTGAGGAAACGCAACCTCAGAAGACTTTTACTCAGCAAGAACTTAACGAGATAGTTCAAAAACGTTTAGCGAAACTGAACAAGAAAAAAGGTGATGAGCCTGACGATGACACCAAGAGTCAATTAGAGCTGGAGCGGGAGCGTAACAAGCTGCTCACGTTAGCAATGCAACAAGCGACTCAAGGTAAGCAACAACCGTCAGACGCAGCGCCCGACCCTGACAAATTCGATGGTGGCGAGTACGACCCGGAATATAAACGGCAGTACGAAGCTTACTTATTGAAAAAAAATGAGGGACATGTTCAGCAGCTATTAAGCAAAGAGCGTGAAAACGATCAACGGCAACGTCAACAGGAAGCACAGACCAGAGAGCTGGAAGCGGCTCAGCGTGCACATTATGAGCGTGCATTAACACTGGAAGTGAAGGACTACGACAAGCATGAAGATCGGGTTATTGAAGCATTAGGCCCGGAGGCGTTTAACGTCATTATTCAGGGTTTTGATGACTCACACGCACTGGCTAACTACCTGGGAACACCAGCGAATCAAGCCAAGCTCGATAAGTTAAACGATCTCGTTAAACAAGGCACGTCAGTATCAACAGCCAAAGCCCTTGCTGAGCTAGGCAGAATTTCGGCATCCCTTGCCGTTAATTCAAAATCTAAACCGGCCCCTAATCCAGTGGATCCATTAGAGGGATCCACTCCGGGTGCATCTGCAGACGAAGCCAAGATAAATGCAGCGTGGAAACAGTATGAGAAAGGCGCTATTTCCATGCAGCAATATATTCAGCGTAAGCGGCAGATAACGGGGTCAAAATAAAGGTAACTACCCATGGCGAATAAGCTAAATAAGGATGAGGTCTCCCTCATCGAGGAAGTCGTGAAGCAGTTTGATAGTGACAATACCGTTGCTAAGCAAGCTGACTTTTTCACTCAACCTGAAGGCAATATGCAACGTCAAGGCGATCAAGTCTGGCGTGATGTTCCTATGATTTCAACCACGGTATCTGGTTTGGATATTACTGGCAAAATCGGTGATATCGGTGAGTTCCAGGTTCCTGCAACTTTATCCAACATCGAGAACGTTCCGTGGAGCCTCAACGCTTTAGAGCTGCGTGATCCATCTTATCGTGAACGCAAAGCAAAAAGTGGCGCTCAAGCATTGTCAGCCTATGTTAACCGCGCAATGGCAAACAAGGTCAACATTGAAGGTTCGTTAACGGTTGCGCAATCAACTGTACTGGCTGGCTATGATGATGTGTCATTGGTTGAAGCGTTAATGCTGGAAAATGATTTGTCTGACATGGAAAAAACCATGGTGCTTGCGCCACGGGATTACAACCGTATGTCAGGTGATTTGGCAAAACGAACTTTAATGAATCGCTCTGAAAAAGCGTTAAGTGAAAGTGAATTAGGCCGTATTGCTGGCTTTAACACTTTCCGCAGCTCGTTTGCTCCGACTGTGGCTGCCGCTGCGGGTGGCGCAACATTGGTTAGTGGCGCGCAGCGTTATGTGCCAATAGCAACATCAACTGCTTCAACAGGTGAGGAGTCAAAAGTAGATAACCGCTTTATGAATCTGACCGTTGATAATACAGGCGGTGTTGTGGCGGGCGATAAGTTCACCATTGCCGGTGTATTTGCTGTTTCACACATCAACAAAAACAATACGCAACAATTGAAAACGTTCACCGTTAAGGAAGTTGTTAATGGCACCACGTTGAAGATTGCCCCTGCAATTGTGGTGGGTGATGGCAACAGTAAGCTTGAGGACGATTATGCGAACTGTTCAGCAGTTGCAGCAGATCAAGCCGCTTTAACCTGGTTAAACACAACTGCAGCACAATCAAATATCTTCTTTACCAATGACTCCATTGAGGTGTTTGGCGGTAACTTGGTGTTTGATGCAGCTCCAAACGTTGCGGTTGAGCGTATGACAACTGAATCAGGCATTGAGATATTGTTTGCTCGTTCGTCTGATGTGTTAACCGGTAAAACCACCTATCGTATGACGATCTTCTTTGGTGTGACTAATAAGCATCCTGAGAAAAACGGCATCTTGATCGGCGGTCAATCTTAATCACTTAACAAACTCGACAATAGGGAGCTTCGGCTCCCTTTGTCGTTTTAAGGGGACTGAAAATGCCTGTATTAATACTTGGTTATAAAGATGGTAAGCAGAAGTGGCACGAAGGGTCTTTGCCTGCTGGTTGGGAAAAGAAAGATCCAAAAGACAAACTTGAATCTGATGCTGCAGAGATTGCAGCCAAAGCTGAGCAAGAACGCTTAGCAACCGAAAAAGCAAAAGCTGATCAAGAAGCGGCTGATGCTGCAGCTAAAAAAGCACAGGAAGACGCTGATGCTAAAAAAGTGAAACCAGTCGAAGAAATGACACTGGAAGAGCTTCATGCGGTTGCGTTGACGTTTGATAAGAAAATGCCTGCAAATATCTTGCTGGAAACTGCACGCAAGAAAGTGACTGAAATGCTTGAGGCAAAATAATGAGCTCAGGCACTGAGATTATCACAGAAGCCTTACAGAAGATTGGGGCGCACAGTGTGGCGTCCCCAGCTTCACCTGAAGCGATTGTGACAGGTAAGAACGTGCTGAATGGTATGTTGCAGCAATGGTTATCTGTTGGCATAGATATGGGCGCTGTACCATTAGATGCGCCAGGTGATGAACTCAGTGAGCCGATGGATGCAAAACTAGGAATCATCTACAACCTTGCAATTATGCTTGCGCCTGACTTCTCTAATGGCAAGCAAGTCGTTTCACCTGAATTAAGCCGTGGCGCACGAATTGGCTACACGTTCATTAAAAAAATGTATCAGCCCGTAGTCATCCCCAAGAAGAAAGTCTCATCTACTATGCCGATGGGCGCAGGCTCAACGCGTGGCGTATGGCGCAGCACGTTTGCCGATCAAGACCGTGAGCTGGAAGACTGATGCGTATTCCATTTCCGTTAGGTTATGAAGGGGTTGAGCACTTACCCAAAACAAAAAGGGTGCTACAGAATTGTTTTAACAATGGCTCGGATAAAATCATTTCACGCCCGGGCAT